TCCATCCAATATTCTAACATCGCAATACGTCTCGACATTCGTTTACGGTTCCAAAGATAGGTATCACACTCGAATTTCATTTGATGTTCTAGTTCCTCAATCCGTTTTGCTTGCGCCTCTAATGCGTCGGAGGCTTCATTGCAAAAGCTCTCAGGCCAATCTGTATTGCAACAGCATTCGCTGGCTGACTTAGAGGCACAAGTGCAGTTTAACTTTTTGCCGCGCAATCGCTTCACAAGGTCTGAATAGTCAGTCACGTCAATCTCCATTACATTTGTGTTTGAGCACCATACAAAGCTAGTAACGCCGCCTCTGCCCTGCCGTGATCTTTCTTGCGGCGAAAATGTTCGCTCTTAGGCCACTGGCTAATAGCCAGCGCCCTTGCCGCCTCTTTATCCGCCGAAAGGCCAAAATGCCTCTTCCACTTACCGGGGGACACATCAACTCTTCTGATGCCTGCCGCTCCGATAACGCCTTTCGCGACGCCATATGCCATACCAAAATTGAAGACCGAACTAACGCCTTGCTTCGGCATCGCGTGGACGCTTTCGACAACTGCCATATCCGGCGCGTGATGCTTAATGAGCTCAAATAATGCCGTCGCATTTATTTCTTTTCCTATAATCGGCACGTCATACGCCGCAATAAGATGAATATCGTTTGTGTAGTAAAACGCTACGGCTCCTGACGCGCCAGGATCAACGCCCATTATGCATTTGTATGTCATTCTTTTTCCTTTGGCCTGATGGCGGTTTTTAACTCATTTGAAATATCATCAAGCATAGAAGCAAATTTAATTATATGCTCTTCATATTCGTCGCTGACGTATCCATCTGTGTCTTGGCGACAAGCGTCTATAAGAAGTTCGTGAATAGCTTTTTTTATGTCTACGTGGACGTGATAGCCGTCTTCTGCAAACTCAGATAAATAGATCGTTAATTTCTCAGGATGTTCTGATATTTCCCAAAACCCTACAGTAAGATCTTCCTCTAACGCTATCTGAAGAACGTCGCTTGATATTTCTCTGACGCGGTCTTCTGTTTTTCCAATTGACTTTTCTATATTATCCCTGGCTTTTTGGATTGTTTGTTCCATCATTGTTTCAAAATCATCAAAAGCATCTTCAATTTTTTTATCTATAGAAAAAAGATCCCAATGAGATAAATCGACCTTTCCTTCAAATGTAAGACCCTTATTTCCATCGCGCTTATTCATATCAATTTCCCCTTAGTGCATATTTGGACGCTCAAGCTGCCCTCCCGGATTTTTTTTGTCAAGTGGGTTGACGGGGCGGTTTTGTGTAGTCAGGGTGACACAAATCAAAATTGAGATTGGATATTATGAAAAACCCGTTTGAAATCCACGGCATACCACACCTATCCCCGTCAACATGCAACACATACGTCGGAAGCCCCGCCTCCTTTGTCCTTGAGAAATGCTTGAAGCAACGAGGCCAGGTAGGCTGCGCCGCATTCAGGGGGACCGCGGTAGAGGCCGGAATTGCTCACGGCTTAGAGACAGGAGCCTTAGACGATGAATGCATCCGCGTCGCAAATGAAAAGTTTTATGAGCTTTCTGCGATCTCCCAGGACCCGCAAAAAGAAAAAGAGCGTGCAGCTGTTGCAGATATGGTCCGCGTCGGCCTCAAAGAGCTTAGACCTTATGGGCCTCCGACTGGCGCGCAAGGAAAGATCGAGTATCGGTTTGAGGGTCTCCTCGTCCCATTCATTGGTTACTTTGATTTTGAATGGCAAAATCACAAAATTATCGTAGACCTTAAAACGACGCACGCCATACCATCTAAGATAAAGACAAATCACGCGCGACAAGTGGCGCTATACACTGCCGCAAAAGGTCACGACCTTGATCCGCGTTTGGCTTACGTAAGCACTAAAAAGAGCGCCGTTTATCGCTTGGAGAATGTTGAGGAGCACGTCGCGACGTTAGGCAGAATAGGGCTTGCAATTCAAAAATTTCTATCTATCAGTGACGATCCGATGGAACTTGCCGCGCTTGTTGTTCCTGATGTTGACAGCTTTTATTTTAATGATCCCTTTGCGCGACAGGCAGTCTTTGACATCTGGAAAATGTGAGAGCTTCGTCCATTAAGGACAAGAGCAAGCGGCGGGCTAGATCGTCGCATAATGGAGAATAGTTATGGCATTAGGCATTAATTACGAGAGCGCTGGCGGTGGTGATTTCCTTCCTATCGTTAAGTATGACGCCCGCGCCGGCAAGATGTTTCGCGTCGATCGCGTAAATGGCGAGAGCCAAAATACGGATATCTCAAGAACATTTAAGGCTGTCTTTGACCTGGAGAACCTTGAGACTGGTTGGATTGATTTTGAGAGCGGGGCTCCGCAGTTTGCAATGGCAGTCCTTGGGTCTGGCCCAAAGCCAGAGCAGCCAGGCGACACTTTCCGCGAAGGCGTCCGCTTCATTGTTAAGCTTGGCAAGGATTGCGGCGGAGACATTAGAGAGTTTGCGTCAACCGCTAAGGCGTTCATGCGCGGCCTTGATCAGCTGCATGACGAATACAAGTCTCAGTCTTCTGCCAATGCAGGCAAATTGCCAATTGTATCACTTGAGGATACAGTGGCAATCACTTCGGGTGAAGGGGCCCGTAAGTCGACGAACTACGCGCCAAAGTTCAAGATCACGGGTTGGGTTTCTCGTCCTGATGATCTTGTCCACAAGGAGCGTAGCTCGTCGGCTAAAGTATCAACAACGCCGCCATCAACTGGCTCTACTAAAGTTTCGGCTCCCGCGGGCGGGGATGATGACTTTGGTTGATAAGAAAGATTAGGTGGATTGTTTCCATCTAATAAAGGGGTGTGGTGTTACAATGCAAAGCCGCATCACACCCCGGCTTAATAGGGAATTGATATGCGATTTTTAATAACGATGAACATGCCGTCTTACACAGATAACCTTGTTCACCAAATGCATGTCGAACACAAATCATCAAACAGTCTTGAGGATTTTGTTCGCGCTCTTAACGAGAATGATTACGTAGTCGTTGAAGAGTTTTATAAAGATCGCTATTCAGCAAACTATATTAGTCGTGGCAATGTCGCGATTAATCATCGCTACGTGGGCAAGGTTAAAGTTTTTACCAATCAATATGTGTGAGAAATAGGAGATAGATATGCATCACAAGGAAGCATTACTCACTGCCGCAAAAATCGTTGACGACAGATCAAAGCAATACGGATCACCTGACGCATGCTTTGAAATCATTGCGCGCATTGCAACGGCGACAATGGGTGAGGAATACACGCCTTACGATATTGCAATGATCTTGCATTGCGTGAAGCTTGGTCGCATGCAGGAGAAGCGTGCGTATGAAGATAATTACGTTGACGCCATGAACTATTTAGCGTTTGCTGGTCAGTTTGCTGCGGGTCACGTCGCGTCAGAGATAGGCATGAAGGGCGTCGGTCTTCCGGGCAATACGCTTTCTTTTACGAAGAAAACAAAAAACGTCCCGGTAGACTTGGATGCTTTGTCCGATGAAATACTTGGCCCCGCCGAGTAATAACAATGGCCGCACACGTTGCGGCCTTTTTCACTGCAGGAGATAATATGTCTGACGATCCATACGCCGACGGCTACGCTGCCGGCACAAAAGCAGAGTGGTCTAAGTGCGTTCAGGTTTGTGAAGCTTGGCAATCACAGACCTATATTCAGTCGCATTACGGTAATTATGGCGACTATGACCTGAAGGTCATTTTAAAGGTGGTTGGTCTTATCAAGCAGGACATTGAGAAGACAATACTTTAATGGAGGCTGCATGCGCTCAATACTTTTGAGAGCTGACAAAATAGCATTCACTCTGGTAATATCGACCCTAATTATATTGCCAGTAATTGGATGCAGTGTAGACACAAATGGGTATGAGTATAAGTCAAATGGTGTATACCGCCCGGTAAAGTGCGAACCTACTTCTCCAATTGTAATAAAGTGTTACTCCAAATAGGAACGGAAAATGAGCTGGCCAGGTAGAGACATTGTTAAGCGTCTTAACGAATTGGCCAAGAGAGAGAGTAAGCTTTACCGCGTTATGTGCGGGCCTGTAATGATTGAGGCCGCGGAAGAAATTGTGCGGCTTCGTGAAGAAGTGAAAATATTAAGTGAAAGAATAACGCACGACGCAATTGGCTACGAGGCTGAGTGCGACAGACTGCAGAATGAAATTGCGCGCGTAAATAACACGATATTTAAAATTAGCCATTACGCCGCTGACTTTGAGGACGCTTTAGATATTATTAGAGCAGAGGCAAAGAGGTAATTACTTATCTATCTTGCCGCCTGGTATTGACGTTATCTCGTCTGCCGTTGGTATTGTTTTGAACGAGCGACGAACGGCCTTAAGCATCATGACCGCTTCCTTCTGCGCTTCGTCGTGCTTGATGTGATCCACCAAGGCAATAAGCTTCGTGAAGGAAATTACTCTTGCCGCGACTGCGTCTAGCGGAAATTCGTCCACGTCTGACGTGTCGATCTCTGGGATATCGTCGTCGTCATACTCACTCATGACTTGCCCCTTAAAATGGACGCTTTTTACGCCCTTCCCTTATATATACTTCCTTCATCCGGGGTCCCGACGACAAGTTTCCAGCGGCGAGCAACGCCGTGATCAGGATGAACGGAAATAAGCCACTGACAAGCAGGATGACTACGCATACGGCCAGAGCGAGAGTATTCAGAAGGGCCTGATAAACACCCATTGGCAAACCCCTGTTCTAGTTCCACAGGAGTGTGGAAGTGACCAACCATCACCCAGTCTACCACAACTTGCTCAGATGCATAATCTTGTATGATACGCTGCATGCCCCTGGCGATCGTGGCGGAGGGGCCAATCATGCCCATGCCGCCCCGGCTGCCTATTCTGTCGCCATGCGTGAAGAGAAAATTCCAGCCTGCTATATTGATTAATGCGTCGCCAGATATGGGAGCGGAGAAAGATATCCGCTTTGTTTGTCTTCCAGTAAACCAGCTCTCGACAAGCCAAGCGACCAAAGTATCATATGAGTTGACAACAAATCCTTTGGCTTCCGGTTTCTTAGTCGTTCGACCGTGATTTCCTGGGACGGAGACGACACGGATTTCACAGTCAAAGGAAGAGAGTAGAAGCTCCAGACCGGATATGAGATGCTGAGAAAGCTCACGCACAGCAGGAATAGCCAAAAGATCATTGGTTTTTGCCAGCTCTTCATGTATTTCCCCGGAGATTAAATCTCCGCAAAGTATAACGTATATGATGGCAGGAGGAGGGCCGGACCAATGAACAGTGCCCATTTTTACGACGCTCTGAAATAGTCTTTGTAAACGCTTGCCGCATATTTCCTTGCTGTATGAGTTCCTGCCGCCCATTTGGTCTTTGTCGATATACTCGCCCATGTGGACGTCGGATATCTGAAGAATAAGCGCCTCTTTTCTGACGCGTCCCGCAGTGTCCTTGGATGGCTTCCAGGGCTGAGGGTATAGTGGAGTAGCGGTAAGATTAAATACGCCCTCCCTGAGGGCCTCAGCGCTGATTGTAGTGCGCTCTGCGGCAGCAGCCCTGGCTTCAGCGCTGGCAAGCTTATCCTTTAAGCGGCGGACCGTTAAGTGCTCCGCAGACTTCTCCTCTCCAGAAGAAGCAGGATCTTTGTAAAGAGACCAGTCTGGCTCAAGGCCGTATTCTGTTTCGGCGATTGCCAGTCTTCGGTGAACCGTTTGCGCGTGGACGCCCATCTTCTTCGCGGCAGTCGATATCGCCGTCCGCTCGTGGCTATTTGTTGGGATGCCTTGTGGCTTGCAGCCTTCCTGCAGAAGGCTTTCTATTAATTTAATTAATTTTTTTAGGTCATCTTTTGAGGGGATTTCTCGCGCCACTGTATTGACCTTTGGTTAAGTCTTACTAATGTTTGATTTGCGCATGAGGGGACGTCACAGAATTGTCAATAACGTCAATATGTTGCGCATCATACGTTAGAAAT